GCATATGGATCTCGATACACACCCAACAATTGATTAGATGTAGTATCACCGACCCGGTGGTACTTCCACCTGATTCCTCCCTTCTTTCCAGCAAAGCAAGGGGTGAACCAATTAACAAAGGTTTGGTTAACATAGTTATATTTCGCCGTGGTTGACGTTGTATGAACTCCGTCAACCTGATAACCTTTGTACAGTGGAAAATTGGGACGTTTATACTCCAAATAAACGTCACCTGCAGATGATTGGGACATTACCTCCACTTGACTGTACCTTTTCAAGAGGGTCCGAATACTTTTGATCTCCTCACCAAAGTAAACGTGTTTGTTCCAATCACTAATTGACAACGGTTGCGACAAAGTCGCCTCCGTCGTCGACGAAACCGGAGCATTAGGTTCAGCAGTATCTTCAGCATCAGCCATACCGCTGCCTGATTGCGGTACAAGACCACTTTCAGGTGCAAGCCCAATTACGTATTGATTAATGGTGGCATCAGGTGCAGCCACTTCAAAATCGTCACATGCCTTGACGAATACATTAACCTGACAATCATTGTCGACTGTAGAATTCGGTGTCGTCAATTCGTTCAGAATACGTACGGAAATAGTTCCGTTATATACGTCCGGATTGATCGTAGGAAGTTTGGATGCAGCATAAGGTGTAGCTGCAGTGCCTGGAGTAGTGGCACGGCACCAACCATGTTGGTTACCCCATCCTACCTTGATCGTAAAATCTTTTGCATCAGCAATATCAACAATATGGGTATACTGTGTATTGTATTCGTACGTTGCTGCATAGTAGGGATCATAAGAGATTGCCAAACGTCCTTTGTGGAAATTGGACGCTACTACTTGGAAACGATATTCAATGCTCCCACGCCAATATTGAAAAGGCATGGTCACATAGGCCATTGGCGTCATATGGTACTCAACTGACGCATTAAGCGAATACAACATTGGTGTAACATGACAGTTCCACAACAATGTCTCAGAAGCCTGGGCTGTGCCCCATGTAAAGAGAGTTAGAAAGCTCTCTCTCATTGCAAAAGATGTAATGTCCAACTCATCTTGCCCTCCAATGCCTGAAATACGAGGGTCAATAGATAGCTCTTGCTTGCAATCAAGTGCTAACTTGGTGGACTGGTCAGTTATGTTACTGTTGGCAAGATTACCTACAGTAGAAATTTTCATCGGAGCAGGATCAGAAATCATAACCGGCCTGGAATAACCGTACAATCGTGCAATTTCAGCCACGGCGCTGGCTGCTAATTCTGTTGCCTTAGCAAAAGGTCCTATCATAGGCGCAGAAGTTAACATACCAGCGACGCGTGAAACAATGCCTGCTGGTCGTGAAATAGGTCCAGTTCCATACTCATCGCTCCCACCAGATTGAGGAGCAAGTGCACCAGGTTCAGATGTCGTCGGGACAGACAAGACAACATCCTCAGCCCATGCAAAAACTGAAATTGTACACGATTCAGAGGCACCATTTGCGTGCTTCAATGAATTAATTGAACGGAGATTCATGGTTCCCATATTTTGATACTCTTCCAAAGGAATGTTGAGATTATCACGATACCACAAAAATGGTAAATGCAATTCCCCGCCTGCAGAGTAGCACGGATCAATATAAATGTGTGGACGTTGGGACGCCTCCACAACATCAAGCACAAACGGCGACCGATTAACAGTCACCTGATCCTGGGACGGCAGTGGTTGGTACGAAGCGATTGCTCGACCATAGAAAAAACCGTTACCGTTGATCATAATCTTCACCTTGAGTGTAGCACGCATTAAATTAAAGTTCACAATGCGATTAATAACTCGTAGATTCTGAAAGTACAAAGACCAAGGATTAAAGTTTTGGAACAAAGTTGTTCCAGTTCCCCACTGATATGATGCGATCTTAATCGGACGGGAAAAGAAATTCCCAAGATCAGCATCTGTTGAGTCTGTATTCATACGAGTTGGGTCAATTGTAGTAGGAATCTCGTAGGCATAACTCGCCTCCTTATCCGAAAAGGAGACAATCTGCGATTTTTCGCTATCACTCGCAGTTACGATCGTGAACGCATTACGTTCACTACCAGATTGTGGTTCGAGATCTGGTTGCTCGAATAGAATGTGAGTACAGAACACGTCGGACCATTCCGAAGTCCACACGACTTGTTCCTCCTCACTGCCTGACTGCGGTTGCAGGCCAGTTTTTGTTTTCATTTCTTTGGTACAACAAAACAAATTTACAAATACATTAAACGGAATAATAAAAATAGATAAAAGACAATTAGTAACCCCACTATATTCACGACACACCTCGGGTTAAAGGTGCCCGGAGAGCCCACGTTCTTTGGCCGGCGAGACCTTCTCTAAATAGAGACACACAAACGTTACCTACGATGAGAGTCCTGTCCACTACTAACTGGTGTTTTGGATACCAGAAGTACAAGTAGTGCGGTATATTCCTCTCAAAGGAGAATTTAGCGACTAGGCGTATCCTCAACGCCTATTGGTGTATTTATAACGCCCCCACCTAAGGGCGGAGTCCATCTAACTGGACTTCGTCTTTTTCTGTTGCCGAAGCTTGCGCTTAGCATTGAGATACAAAACACGCTTCTCAAGTACATCCCTAACAGCTATGCGTTCCATAAAATTCAAGAATGCCTCATCTAACTGAGAGTTTTGTACCTTGTTCATATCTCTACCGGTATATTTCTTAACCAGCGTCAAACCATGCTCGGTCGCGGCACAAGAGTAGACCGGCATGCCAGTTAGCAAGTGCATCACCTTACCATATTTCTTAGCCTGACGACAAACCATAATGAAGCGAGTCTCGCTGTTCTTCGTAACCTTAAGCTCGATATTAATAATACCTGACGTAAGTTTAGCCGTGTTACTGGCCCCAAAGTAATACAGAAGATCAATTTCACCAACATCTAAAAAGCGGTGATTCTGAAACTTTGGTTTCTTTCGAAGTCCATCAGTAATAATATCCATAAGCTCCTCCTCATTGTCGGTAAGTGACGCATCGGAGAAGTCATCCGTCAGAAGAGAAATAGTTTCCAAAGATACAACACCATCACCAGATTGCGGTGATAGTTCTTCATCATACTCCTCATCTCCAACAATATGGTGATTTAGAGCATCGTCATCAGCAAAGGTTCTCACCATTTCATCCCAGCCGGGAAGCTCAAATAGAGATCCAAAGTGACGACGTCCAACTTGCTCCAGTTGAGATCGTTTTTCTTCAAACACATCTTGACCATGTAAAAAATATTCACGGTTAGCTGTGTGAATCGCCATAAACGATACATCCGCTGGCGAAGCTTTCTTTCCTTTTACATTATGTAACAGCTTAGAAATTGAAGCTTCCTCAATAGGAGCGACATAACGATCAAGATCAGGTTCATACCGAAAGCCACGTTTCAAAAAGTTAATATCCTTAAGACTGATCAAAGGAACAGACTCGGAAGTCTTATCAGCCATAGTATAAGTGATACCAGCATCACCTAACACTTTCGAAACAGCAGTATGAGTGAACTTAGTCTCTTGTGGAGACACACCCATTACGTTATCATCCCCATAACAAAGCGCAGAAACACGCTCGTGAAACATGGGAACCTCTTCATTAGCATGTAAAACATAATATGCATAGCGAAGATAAAGACTGTTGATCAAATTGTTCACGATCACAGTCAACGGATGACCACTCGGATTGGATCCGAACGCCTGAAGGATAACACCGTTAAACTCGTACACGGGGTAAGCAATCTCAGTTGCAATTCCTTCCATTATGGTCAAAGCACGCTCATCATAACCGGCGAGACGTGCAACACCAACCAACGCTTCAAAGGCACACATCATTGCCTTTGCAGAAGCAGTCTTATCGAATGCTTTATAATCACCAGCAATCATGCGATCAGGACCATATACAGTCAAGTAAGCAGTAACATCATGCCAAACTGGACCAAAAGCATTCAAGCCAACAGCACATTCCAGTTCTAAGCCATGATCCTGGATGAATTTAACAACGGGCAAAAAGTACTTGCGGGTTAGAAGAGTAAAAACAACTTCAGATCCTGCAAAAACCCGAATCTTATTCTTTGTGAATTTCGTCGGCTCGTCCTTCAAATTGCCTCGGAAAACTGTATAAATACGCTTTCCCTCAGCAAGAAGACTCTCCTGAATATAGAATTCCTCCCTGAATTGCGGATCAGTAAAATCGATGGGTTCAGTAATACCTGGAACCTCAAGATCCACAATGTCGATATAATTACTTTTCGACTTATTCAAGGGAAAACCCATAGAAGACTTTGTGTTGATACGATCAATTGATTTAACCCCATCCATACCACTGAGATTGTAGTACCAGCTTAGGGGCTTGATCAACTCCACATCATCAGAATGATCAACACACACTTGTGCAAAGCGAGTCTGCAAATCGTCAGACGCACGCTTCCACGCATGTGGTTCAAAGTCTCCACGCGTATGGGCAATAGAATGTAAATCACGTTGCCAATGTTTCCAGATCTGGCGTGAATCTGGACGTCCATGAAGACGAGGTAGATCCATAATCTCATCTACACTGTCACTAATAGGTGACTTTTGTACCTCAGATCGAAAGGTGGGCACACCTAATCCGTGTGCACCAAAAACCTCAAGATTGGGGTCTCTACCGTCAGCGGATTCCATAAAACGCACAGCATGCTTCTTAGGAATTGCCAAAGACGGTTCAAAATCGACTCCATACTTTTCAGTTCTCATTGTATCAGCTGAATGAGCAACCAAACGAGTAGAACGCAATTTTGTATACGCCATATTAAATTCTTCTAGCGAAACGAACTGTGCAGCACCATAGCCAGTTCGAGAATTGCCTGCTAGATGAAATCCGAGGATGACACTATCGAGTGAAACAACTGGTGCCATACATAAACCAGAGTAGGTATTGTACGGTAAACGATAGTCAAATCCTTTGAAGGCGGTAACGCCTGTCTTATATTCCCTATATGATCCAATACGAACAGTTGGGTCCATTTTCGTAAAATCAGGTTTAAGATCAAACATTTTAGCTCCAATACGGGCAGTACCAGAAACTTCACCTTCAGCCAAATATTGGGACAAGTTAATTACAGATCCTCCACTTGCAAGAAGAACAAGTGTCAAATCTCCACCAACACGCACCCAATCATGGCACGAAACGCGTTCCTTAACAACATTACTAAGTTTTCCATTATCACGACGCAAAATTTCAATCGTGTAAACATCATCATCCTCAGGTAACATATGTGTAGGGATCAACCATGAAGACCCACGCATAGGGACAATCATAGAAACTTTCTTTTGTCCATTAGACCAAGTAACTTCACAGCGTTGAAGCCATTTCCACACAAGTGGACCGAACTTTTCCATAGAAGTACATTTGGAAGCATCGGACTTAGGAACAGACATAGGACGAACAGTTTTCCAGATATTCTCTTGCTCATCCGCCTCATATCGAGGTTTCTCAAGAGATTCATGGTCAGCGATGATCGGAGCAGATATCATATTGCCCTGCAATTCAAGCTCTTTTCCCATATTGGAAAAAGTACGATAGAGCTTTACTGCACCAATAATGGCAACAATAGAAATAGCACCGATAGCACAACCTTTCAAAATCTCTTCCTGGTGTTCACGCACAACATCTACAAGAGATCTAATTTGATCGGCGGCATTGGCAACAATCTCCTTCGGGAAATGTTCCTCATACCAGTCAGCAACTAGATCTTGAAGAGAACGTTCCTCACAATAAGTATCCATATTAATAGAATCATGAATTTCCTTAAGTGTTTCAGGAGAAATATCACCACTCTGATGTTCAAGATCGCAATCATGACACATCGGAGCACAGTACGGACACTCACTTGGCATGTCCGAATGTTCGCAAAGATCCATATCATATGAGTTCTCAATAGAAGCTACAAAGCGCTTTTGAACAGCATAGTGCTCGGCACTCATCGTCTTAAGAACATCAAGACATTCAGCGAAAGACGCTCCTTTCAAAATGTCTACGAACTTGTGCGAATCACGAATACCTGTTTCTCTATCTGAAGTGCGAATAATTTCTACGCGCTGCAGATCAATAAGCCAGGCATCTTCAATGAACTTTTTCATCTTTTTTCCATTCAATCCTCCAGTAAGAGAATCAACATATCCCGGGCGCAAACGTACATCGAGAATAGCATCAAAACGACGCAAAATGGAAACGGGTTCATTGGAAAACGTGTGCGCCATCAAAGACTTAACGTTGGTCGTAATCGTAAAAAGCTTGGCAATGAAATATTCATTACCTTTTGATTCGACACCAGCCTTGAGGACAGCAATCGGTACATTATTAGCGAAATCAATAATAGGTTTCGTGGGATTGCTCTCATAATGTTCCGCTTTCGTGTTTCCAAAATCGTCAAGTGTCACAGCATTGTGGTACGGGTGATATTCAGATTGATATCTATCACCATCATTGAGTGTGACAACATGTTCCTTAGACGATGGGAAACCATTGTGCGAAAGAAGCACTTTAATCAATTTAGCATTGATCTCAGATTTTCCAACAGCACTAGGTCCATGGATCATGACCGTAAATGGTTTCTCGCGCATACACGATTGTTGTTGTGCCATAATAAGCTTAACTCTAACTTTCTTAAGATTTAAAATCTTCGCCGATAATTGAGAGGCAGCAGGTTTTGGCACGGTGGGTAAAAGTTGCATCATCTTTGCAATCAACTTCTCGAGACGGATCTCGTAATCCGAAGCATCAATAATAGATTGACCAAAGCGTTCCAAATCAGCGAGGCGTCCGGCTTCTAACAAGGGAAGCGCAGACACAAGCAACGAATACTCATCTTCCATCTTTTGGGCATCGTCATCAGTGAATAGCAAAAGAGATAAATCTCCAGTAAGATAAGCTGCATATCCACGAGACAAAAAGAACAGAAGAGTATCGGTAACCATGTCCATAAAATTAAGAGCATCCTTCTGGACATTCCAGGTTTTCACCTTAAGAGCTTTAAGAAACGAGCTCTGGAATGAATTATTTTCCCACTCAGGGAAAAATCCAAAAGAAATCAAAATAGACACAACATTACCGAACATTTGTCCTAGGGGACCATCACGATGACGGCGCCAATCAGAAATTACGCCTTTAACTTCATCCATGGCATTATCAACAGCACCACTTGATTGGGGAGCAAGTTTACTCTGAACAAACTCGGTCAATTGATCGAGAAGAGGTTTCAAGTGTTCCCAAATTAATGGAGTGATGGGTGCAGAATAATGTGTGCGCACATAAAGGTGCAATGTGGCAACAAATCCTGCAACGGAAGAAACATCTCTCAATAGAACAAGGAATGAGAGAAGATCCTCGGCACGTGCGACAACATTGTTTACAATGTCGGATTCAGTCGTGCCATTGTACGCTAACAATCGTTGGGCATCTTTAAAATGATTGTAGACATCAAACGCCTTGTCAACTTCATTCTTCGCTTCAGCGAGCGGTTGGAACAGGTTAAACCCTTGTGGTTCTAGAAAAGGGCTACCGATTGCATCGCTGAGACGGAAAGCCTCACTGCTGGATACAGTGAGGGGGGACATAAGTCCAAGCCTGTTTTGTTCACTTTTGCCATTGTTTACTCTCATATGAAGACTTGTCATGATAATAAACAGGCTGATTTCATATACATTAATAACTCTCTTGTGAGAAACTGCCAGCAGCAGGCTAATGTACGTGGTACGGGTAAAACAAACAGGTTGAATCTAAGTGTGTTCGAACAAACTAACACTCCAGTAAATAATTAGGCTCATCTAGGAAAGGGACTCTGAGAAATGGCGGGCGAGGTGAACGACCCTACATGTGCAGTAACACATGCTGAAACAGAGTATAGCTTCGAGTATTGCAAAAGTTAAATTAAATCCTCATCCAAGGCAGGGTATTAGTAATAGTTTTCGACAGCAGCTGGCATCAATGGCCGCGCATATTAAGTCTATTGGCTACTACTTCACCATATCAACAGGAATTGGAACCTTCTAATCAAGCTGGTAGGTAGTTACAATTTCGGACTTCTTACAAATCCAACTAAAATAACATATAACACATCTTCCACTGAAGATGTGCAGAACAAATAACATCACGGTCAAATAATTCACGACCGTGAAAGATACACCTTTAAAACTGGTGCATACAGAAAATAAAACGTATTCTGTACAGATTTTGAGAAAATCCGGAAAACGGGGTGGGCGTAGGGTAGTTTAAGTCCTACATACTTGCGAAAAGAATTTTTAGCAATCTAACAACGCTAAAATAAGCTGCTCAAGGAGCATGGGGCGTCGAAACGCCAACATGAACTTGATAACAGGTTACAGAAGCGTACCGACAGGCGACAAAAGTCGCAAACCGAGGCTGTGCGGGAAACACAGCACTTAGCATGGGAGATCGTATAGGCAAAAAACGCCTATACG